ATTAAAAAGGCCGGTGCCGTAGTTTTGAACAATAGGATACATGCGAGTAGAACCCGCAAATACCTGCCCACCGATCAAATTGACCGGCTTTAGCCCGTAAGGGGCTGTAACAACAGGATAAGCCATTTAAAGCTCCATTTAAATTTAACTGCCTTTACCAAAACTAACCGTGGAGCGCCTCTCATTGAAGATAGGCATCCTTGGATCGCTCTGACGCATAAGATTGTTGTCTACTGATTCCGTCTGTTTACGGGACATTTCGTCAAAATACTTTGCGCGTTGCACCATAAACTCTTCAGGGATCTTACATAACAACAGCCCGGCAACCTCAACGTTGTCTTTAAATCGACTGTTGGGGTCAACAAGCATTTGAAACTGTGGTTGCTCTTCTAGCTTTACTGGTTCCCAGCCTTCCCGAAGTTTTGCGGAAATGTTGCGGGGGTCAGCACTGCCATTTAGAGAAATCCTAATCCAACGGTATGTGTATCCTGCCTGTTTGTCTGGTTCCGGCAACAGCTCTGGCGGGCGCCAAAATGCTGGGCGGGTTTCAGAGTCACGGGTTTCAAGATTGCGGGGTGTACGGTCAGCCATTTTATGACTCCAGTTTTAGTACTTCCCGAGCGTACTGCTCAGGAGTGATTCCAAGTTTCTTGGCAATGTTGACCTGCGAGGCTTTCAAAGCAATACGCTTGGAGGATGTGCTACGAGTTGCGGGAGCCACAATCGAGCTTTTAGAAGGTGCCTTTGAGAACTTCTCAGGGAACCTATGTCGCATTGTTTGATCAATGCGTTTGTAGTATTCGTCAGAAGCCACAACGATGCCTTCGTCTTTCAGTGCTTCGTGCAAAGCCAGAGCCATGCCCGTCATCACCTTATCTTGACCAAACCACTGATTCTGCTTTTGCCAGCGAACTGCGGTTGGATCAACATTTGACTTCTGTTCTTCTATTGGAACACGAAACTCTTCTTCTTGTAAAGGGGTTGGCACATAGTTTTTAACACGTTCATTGCTATTGGCAATTCGCGTTAAATCTAATTGAGCCTCAAGCATCTTATCTGTATCACCAGATTCATATGCTTCTTTGTAGGCCCGCTTTGCACCGTCCAATTCAAGTTCAATTGCCCTTGAAACCGTTGAATGGGTGACCTTTTCGGTCTCATTTAAAGACGATTTAAGGCGTTTATTCTCTTCAAAAAGGCGCTTTGCAAGGGCTGTTGCCTCTTGATTTTCACGCAAAACACGCTCTTTTTCGCGTCTTTCGTCGTGTGCAAGCCTCTTTAGAGCTACAAGTTTGCCCTTTACCTTGGTGGAATAGTTCTCTAACTCGTCGTTATAGAGGTCTTCTGCTACTTTTTTAGGCAAAGGCTCCCGGTTTTTGTCCGCTTCCGGGGTGTCATCTTCAATTTCTACCTCAATGTCGTCGTCTTCAGCCTCATTCTTGGCTTCAGCTTCAACCTCATCGGGGAATTTAAACTCTTCTTTCTCGTATTCAGCCATTTTCTAGCTCCTTATTTACGTTTGATGCCGCGTGGGTCATCCACAACAGCTTCAATGGTGTCGTCATTGATCAAACGGAAGTCTTTGCCGTGGATTACCAGCCTAGAACCTGCGTTTGGACGTACTAAAACGAAGTCTCCCACCTTGCACCAAGGGCCAGAGGGGAATTTCTTGGGGTCTTTGTATGCATCTGGACCCATTGCAACCACAAAAAGCACTGTGGTTAGCATTTCTTCAAAGTGAACAGTTTGCGAGGACTTGATAAGCCCGTTATCAAACTCTTCTTCTACCTCTGGTACTGCACAAAAGAGGTGGTACCCGGCTGGGCGGGGTAGTTGTTTGGCTTTATCTTCGGCGTTTTCAGGTACTTCGCCGTTTTCTGTAGCCAATACGAGTTTAGTCATCGGATTCCTCAGCTTTAGAACGTAGGTCTGTTAGGTTTAAACGGGCGATGCGTAGACCTTTAACCACACCGACCATTTCTTTGTACTCCGGGAAGTCGCGGGGCGACCCAATTGACATCGCGTCTTGGAGCTGTTCAATTTTGTCATCAATCTCATCAATAAGAATGCGTAGGTACTTATCAATCATTGTTTGCCTTTCTGGATTTTTCGATAGCCGTTTGTACACTCAAGCGCGTCCGTTCTAGATTTTCATCGTGCAAGTTACGGGCTTGAGCCTGTTCTGCTTGCGCTTGGATACGCATTGCGTCTGTTTGTGCCTGTTGTTGGATTCTTTCCCTCTCAATTTGAAGCTGCTGCATCTTGAGTTGGGCATCAGTTTGGTCTTTACCTGCTTTTCTTTGAACTTCTTGCCCTTTGATTTGTAGTTCTGCTTGTTGCATTTGAATAAGAGGGTCTTGGGCTTGTTGTTGAGCTTGCTGTTGCGCGGCTTGAGCTTTATTGCTTTGTAGCAATTGTTGCGATGCAACAGCAATAAGCTTAGAAAGCTCGACTTCAAGTTCTTTTGGAAGCTCTTTGTCGGGCGGGGGCATCGTAACGCCCATTTGTTTCTCAAGCTTTGCTCTGTAAGCAAACCCTAGATGCTCTGCAATGTGCGCTTGCAGGGAAGCCATAATCATTTGCGCTTGCGGGTTTTGTCCTATTGTTTGCATAACAATAGGGTCCTGCATAAACGCTTGATGCGCTGCAATATGAGCGTCTTGATCCTGATAGATAAACGCCTTTAGGGGTTTGCCCTTCACTGCGTTGATGTTTTCTGACATTGGGTCTACCGGCTTTTGGTCATCTTCCAGTGCAACCAACTTATTAGCATTTGGAATACTAAGAACCTCAAGCATTTGCCTATGCAAATAGGCTAAGTCATAAAGCTGCGGGGCTTGCTGTGCAAGTTGAATGACTGCTTGATATTGAACAACCTTTTGAGAAAGAGTTGCGGCGTTTGGGTCTGATACGGGGATAACATCCACCATATCGTAGTCAGATTTCTTTGCCTTTTTGTTCCCTTCTGCGGGTTCGTACTCATACGTCTCTGACGTATAGTCTGCAATAATATTTTTAAGCAGACGAAGCTCTTGCTTCATTGAGTAATGGATGCGGGCTTGGACCGCGCTCATCACCTTTAGGGTACGCTCTAGGATGGCTAACGTTGTCCCTACAGGGGCGTTAGCAGACATGTCAGACGCTTGGAAATCTGCGGTGTTAGCAAACCTACGTCCGTCATCAACAATCTGATTTAAGAGCGTTAGAAGGACTTGGCTTGGTTCTTTGTAGGGCAACAACATTAAGTTGTCTTTGATTGCCCCCGATGGAACGTCTACGTCTCTAAACTCTGCTGGGGCAATTGGGGTGTCGTCACCTTTGACCCGCATTCCTCTTGTTTTAAAGCCTCCGGGCAAATTAGCAAGAGTTCCGGCGTCAACCAGTTGCCTAATGATAGAGGTGCCGGATTTAGCAAAAGCACCAATAAGATGAATAAGCCCAAAACAATAGAAACCAAAACCGGGAATGTACCCATAATGAACAAAGTGTTGCCGTTTTTTATATGTCTCATCGCCTTCTTCCCAGTTCCTGCGAATGGCAAGACATGTATTGCTTCCTTTCTCAACTGTGACAAGGTATGGCAATGCTAATCCAGTGGGTTCGCCGTCCTCGTCCGTGTGTTCTAGTCCGGGAATGTCAAGATTTACCTGCATCTCAAGAAGCTTATATCGGTCGTCTGATGAGGCCCGAAATCCCATTTTTTCGGCAATCTTCTTTTCAACCTCATCTAATGTGTTGTTGGGTTCGCCAAGGTCAACATCAGCATAAAACCCCATGACTTGAAGTCTACGGAGTTCGTTCTCTGTCTTCCGCATTACATGGGTGACGCGAGGGGAGGTCTCAATGTTAGAAGCGCCATAAGGAACTACAACATCTTCAGCCGGTGCAAAGATGGCTGTTTGCCTGTTTAAACCGGGATCGAAGTAGACTTTACGGAAAGCATTACCTGAGATTCCCAGACCCCACAGAAGACGTTCTGTCTCCGGGCGGTACTCGGTCATCTCGTCAGTGAGCCGATAGTTCATGTCGGCTTGAACCCGAGCGGCGGCGTCCTTCTTCTCTGGGGTTTCCTTGCCTATGATCTCGGTCTTTACAGGACCGGAGGCAGGGAAGATCTCCATGATTGTCTCTGCTTGGAACTTAACCAATGCTTCTGACAATAGAGGGTGGTAGACACCACAGGCACCCGGCCACGGGTCCATGCGTTCTTCAATCTTTAATCCTAAAAGCTCAAGTCCATCTACATAAGCTTTGATCCAGTCTTTGCGGGCAGCGATATCATCATCAAAGTCACTGAGGATATCTGAAACAAGCTCTTCTACAACCCGTGGGTCAAGATGTTCTACAAGGTTTTCATCAAACCCGATAGGCTCTTCGGGTTCTTCTTGAGTCTCACCTAGCTCTTCGTCTGGAAGCTCAATGTCCAGTTCTTCTCCAAGAGCCTCAAGACCTTCGGGTGCCGCGTATAAAGACTTTTCAATAGACATTAGTAGTACGCCACTTTACGTTTAAACACTGGCTCTTCTTCTTTCATGTCGGATTCCAACCTAATGAAACCGCCTTGTCTGAATCTAAGAAGAGC